TCACTGGAGAGCCATAAGCAACCGAAACCGAATTCGGCGCGGTGTTGTAATTAGTCGCCGCCGCTTCAATCAAGACGGCCTCTGTACCGGTGGAATAGTCTAGCCGGGGAACATTTGCGGCGGCCGTGCGCAAAATGCCCGTTGAGTCAATATATGTGCCAATGCTCGCGCGGGAGAAGATGCTGATCGCCGTTCCCGCAATCGTGTCCGTTACGGTACTTTGCTGCACGCTACCATCGGTGGCGATAACCGAAAGCGTTCCACCCACCGGGTTCACGGCATTGCCGTTGCCGTCCACGAGCAGGCTGTCCACGGTTATGGAGTATGCGGTCGCGGCATTTATCCTGCCACCCAGGCGCAGGCCCGCGCGCACCGGGTCCGCGATCTTGATGATATCGCCGGGCCGCACCGGCGTCCCCTCCAGCCCAGTCTTGAACGCGACGGTCTCGCCCTCGTATTTTTCGCTGTAGAGAATCCACTTGCCCAAGCGGTTAGCTTGCCCGCGCGAGGTACAGCCGAATGCCGTCACCTGGGTGATGATCTCACCGTATTTCGCGATATCATCATCACTGATCGAGACATATTCGACATAAGGCTGCGCCTGGTCATCCATATTGTACCAGGTCACCAGCGCCACCGTATGCCGCGCGCGCAAGCTGGCGCCGGTATACGTGAACTGACCATCGATGACGTTCGCCGGGGTGAACAGCGCCACCGGGGGGGCCGGTGCGTCCTGCGTTGCCGTGACCGCGCCGGTGGACCAGAATGGCATCCCCCGGAAGGCGCTCGCCAGATCCTGCAGCACCTTGAAGGCATCTGCATAATTCTGGATGTAGCAGTTCAGCGTGAAGCGCGGCTCGTAGCCGCCATACCCGTCCGGCACGAACTGATCGCAATATTGGCCAATCTGGTAGAGCGCCCATTTATCAACCTGGCTGGCCGAGATGAAGTTGCCGAGCCCGTACCGGGTTGCGGTCAGCAGGTCGTAGAAGCACCAGGCCGGGTTATTGGAATAGGCGATCTTGAACGTGCCATCCCAGGCTCCGGAATAGGTCCGCGTCGAGGGGTCGTAATTGCTTGGCACCTGGATGCGGAGTCCCCGCATGTTGAAGCTCAGCGCCGGTATGCTCTGGAACTGCCCGGAATCCACGCTGATATAAGCCACAGCCGTGTTCGGATAGCTCAACTTGGCATAGATCATTTCGGTGAAACTGGTCCAATAGACCACATTCACCGGGTTCCCGGTGGTGCTGTCGGGGGTGACGCGGCGCACCCTGATATCCCAGGGCCCTGTGCCTTGCAGGCCAATCACATAGCTGCGCTCATAATTCGATGAGCTTTTGCCGCTGATTGTGTCATAGATCCTCTGTACATAGCCGCTGCCATCGGTTTGAATATCGATGGCGATATCGACCGATGATCCGGTCACATCCCCGCTCTTGGTGTTCGTGTAGTAGATGTCCGGCAGGTTCACCGTCACCCGCACCGCGTTCGCGTTCTCATCGCTGATCGTGCGCACCAATGGCGCGGAGTTCAGCACCACCAGGTTGACGGCGGTCTCATTCTCCACATCGCTGAAGCCGGGCACATAGGGTTGAGACTGGGTGCCCGGCTGGAAATAGAAGCTGACACCGGTGTAGTTGAAAGTGCCGTCCGGGTTCTCCAGCGCCGTACCATCCAGGTAGACACCCTGCATGCCGCCCACGAGCCCCTCGACCTCGCCCTCGCACACCGCAATTACCACCTGGGCATAAGCGCGGCTGGCGAGCGTATCCGAGGCAATCGTGGCGCCCCCGCCGCCCTTGCCGCCACCGGCGCCGCGGATGATCCGCGCGACCTTCTTTTCATCCTGCAAGGAAGCTGCTCCATACGCTTGCTGTTGGCCCGTAATTCGTGCCCGTGCCCCCGGCGATGGTGCTGGTGCTGCCCGCCTCGACCGGGTTCACGATCACCTCGTAAGGCCCAGCGCCTGGCACCGTATAATAGACGGAGGTGCCGTTGGTACGCGCGAGCTGCACGGAGCCCACACCAGGGCCGTTGATCGTCACATCATAGCCAATGGCATCTCCTGCCGGCTGCCAAGAGGCATAGAGCTGGAAGGTGCTGACGCCGCCGCTCGTCGTCTCCTGCACCGTCGCGGTGAGCCCAGGAATGCCGGTTTGCGTGGTCGACACCTGATCGACCGAGATGCCGCCGGAGATGATTGCACCGCCGACGATTAGGTTGCCGTAGCAGATCGGTATCGGCATGCCCGCGGCCAGCGTGTTCGCCGGGCCGCCGAACACGTAGCTGGCCTGCGTGTTCGCCGGAGTTTTCGGCTGCGGTGAAAGCAGCTGCGCAACGCCGCCCAGCGTCAAGGATAACCCTATGGAAAATACCAGGGGAGCGAACACGGTCCCCACACCGGTAGCTGCCAGCGCTACGCCTGCAGCCATCAGCAACACGCCCCCAACAATCTCAAAAATGCCAGCCTTACTGGCGCCCCGGATCACCGGCATAATGCGGATTTCAAGGCGTCCGCTCGGATTATGGATCTGGTCCACGGACGGTAGCGGTTCGCCACCCACGAGCACCTTATATGCCACCCCACGCCCGTCACTCTCGATCAGGTGCGTTCGGAATTCTGGATAATTGGCGCATAGCGCGCGCACGGCCTCGGCCGGGTTAGTCACAGCCAGGTGATGAGCCCGGCCAAATTTACGGCCTAGCTCGCCGCCAAGGCGGACGGTTTTAAGTTCTGGTGTAGCGGATGGCATGTGTGGTGTGCTTCCGGTAATAGCCGCCGAAGATGTCGCGGCTGGATAGCCGCCCGGCGAGGTGGTGAAGAATGGTGCCGTCATCGAGCCATATCGCCGCGTGGTTCGGCACAGGTGCGCAAATCTGCATCAGCAGCACATCACCTTCACGAAACTCCCTTGGCAGCTTATCGTCGCTCATTGGCACGCGCTCGAACCCAGCCGACACGAAATTATCGAGGTAAAGGTTTCCGCCCTTGAGCCACCAGTCATCCTCACGACAAGGCGTTGGCAGCGTCACCCCTCGCTGTGTGGCATACCAGTCTTGGATGAGCGTGTAGCAATCCAGCACGCCATGGTGGAACTGGCGGCCGATCAGCGGGGGCCTCCAGCCGCTCGGCTCCAGCTTGGCCCACTGGAAGCCCGGCACGCTCACGATATGCCACGGCAGCCCCGAGCACTCGCACGCCACCCGGTCTGCCTCAGACGGTTCCGGCGGGGTGTAGGGATGGCTGTGCACCACCGCCACCACCGCGCCCCGGCTCTCAGCGGCCTCATAATCCTCTGGCGCCATGACGAAATGCGTCGGGTCGTCGCTGATATTCCGGCAGGGGTGATACATTTCTCGCCCGCCTCGGATGATGACTAGGCCGCATGCCTCACGCGGCATCTCCGTCTGCGCATGCAGCGCCGCCGCGCGGCGTGTCTCGGGCATCATGTACGCAGCAGCCCGGCAGCCGGGAAGCTGCCAAACGGTATCTGGTTGTACGCGCCGAAGCGGCATTTACAGCTGGAAAGACGTTTGCTGCACACATCCGCGCTGGCGCTGCTCACCGGGTTGTCATTCGTGTCGAAATATGCCGTTCCGGTATAGCCGCACTCCGCCCCGCGGTAGATCCACACGCATACATTCTGGATAATCGGGCGGCGCGGCAATTGCACGCCCTGGAAGTCAAAGCTGGCCGCCAGTTCGAACTCCACCACGCTCCGGTTCTCCACGGTGCGCTGGTTGATGAAGAAGATGTCGTCAGGAAACTCCGCTGTGGGGTCGGCTGAAAGGTTCACACCACCCGCGAAATTCACCGCGTCGAGGAACTTGGCCAGGGTGCGCTTTACCGTGACCTTTGCCCCCAGCAGATCGCCATATTGCAGAATCAGCGCGGTGATGGCGCCCGCCGTGTTCGCGACCTGCACTTTCGGCTTCGGCAGCTGGCCCCGGCCATTGTACTCCAGGCCGGTCATCTGCACCGGGAAGGCATAATAGGTGGTTCCCTGCCAGACCACCGGGCCGTTCAGCCCGTTCGTGCCTCCATGATAATAGACCACCGGGCCGCCCAGCGTTGTCAGGTCTAGCACATAAAGCTCAATCACTGCGCTCGGCGCGAGCGTCTGGATCTGCGCGGTGATACTGACGGGCATGGCTGCGGTCATGGTTCAAACACCTGTTCAACCGGTACGGTCAGGTCCCACAGATACGCTGGATTGGCGGCCGTACCGTTGCCCGCCACCGGCGTCTTCGCCCACTTTCTGCATACCCATTTCAACGACACCGTCTGGCCCGGCGGGGTCCAGTAAAAGCTGGACAGCGCCCCCGCTGTTTGCAGGAAAGCATCTATGGCATTCGCCTCGCTATCCGACCGCGCCTTGAAGGTGAGGTTCCACTTCTGCGGGTTGGCATTGATGCCGAACTGCACGCGCTGCTCGTAGCCATCGCCAAATTTTGCCACTACCACATTGGGCTGATAATTTACCTGGGCCTGGAAATCTGGCGCCCAGGTGAAGGTACGGGTACCGCTCATGACATGGTGCTACTCTGCGAGAAGATGCCGCCGTCGCGGTGCTGGCGGATCAGCTCTTGCTGAATGGCATAGGTCAGCCCCTGCGAAGCCCTGTTTGCATCCTGGGCGGTAACCTGGCTGCTGCCATCGCTGTTGATGGTGATGTGGTTGGTGACGTTATTCTGCACCCCGCCTCCCCCGCTTTTCATGCTCACCGGAATCGAGCGGCCGTCTGGCAGCGGCACATACGCCTCCGGCCCGCGCCCCTCGCCGAACATCGCCAGCTGGGGCGTGTTGGCCACGCCACCATTGGCATAGCGATTCAGCGGCAACGCGCCGGCGCTCGTCATGATACCGCCATCGGCAAACTTGAGGCCGCCGACAAAGCTTCCGATAGCTTTGACGATGCCCGAGCCGTTTTTGCCGCCACCCAGGCCACCAAGCGCGCTAACCAGCGGCCCCATGATGTTCTTCTCAACCTCCATCTTCAGCAGGTCATTCACCACCGACAGGGCAAACTTGTCGAAGCTCACCTTGCCGCCTTCCAGTGACGAAACGAGCAAATCCTCCATCCCCGTGAAGGTGTCATTCCAGACTTTGTGCACTTGCTTGCCTGCATTCGTGGCTTGGTCCACATAACCCTGGAAAGCGCTTTGCGTCCCGCCCATGCTGGTTTTTGACCAGGCGGCAATCTGTGAGGATAACTTATCCTGCTCCGTCGCCGCCGCGCGCAGACTATCGATTTCACTCTGCGGCAAGCCCTTCAGGTTTCCCTGGGCAATCTCCAGATTCACCATATCGATTTGCGTCTCCTTGGTGACCTTGCCGTATTCTTGCATCTGCTGCAGCTGGGCCTGTAGCTCGGCGTTCCTGCCCTGGAAACCAGTCAGCTTATTCGTATAGCGGCCTTGCAGTTGGGTGGCATTGGCGGCCTGCGCGGTAGCGTCATCACGCTGCGCCCGCCCCCGTAATTCCGAGATCTGCGCGGGCGTGAAGCCTTTCAGCTTGCCCTGGGCAATCTCCAGGTTCAGAACCGCCGTCTCGGTCTGCTTCGTCGCCCGGGCATATTCCTGCATCATCGATAGTTGTGTTTGCAGCTTGCCGGTATCGTCACTGCCGATGACGAAACCATTTTTGTCCGGTGCATTGAAGCGATCCGTCTTTTCATGGCCGTACCGCTTCTGAATGCGCGCAATCGCATCCTGCATGTGGGCCTGTAAATTCAATGCCACGGGGTCATTCGGGTTCGCGGCCAGCGCCTGGGCAACATCCAGCTTCAGCTTGGCTACCTGGGCCTTCACTTCATCCTCGGGCGGCAAGAAACCATGGAGGTCATCATGCGCCGTGATGCCAAGCTGCTGCACCTGGTCCTGATGCGCGCGGGCGGCTCCCTGCTGCTGCTGCTGGGCAATCTGCCTTCTCAGATTGATCACCTCCGGGTCGGTCTCGGGATCGATCGTGCCCAGGCCAAACCGGTTATTGCCGCGGCGGTCCTGCTGGATGCGGGCGGCGAGCTGCTCCTCCAGCGTGCTCGCCCGGCCGACGCTTTCCATCAAATCCCACGTACCGCGAATGGTATCGCCGAGATCTTGCCACGCCCGCTGCAGGATGCCGAGATTCTGTGTGCCGGTCTCGCGGAGGTGGTTATACATATCGTCCGCCACGACCTTCTCAGCCGCCTCGGTCTGCCCTTGCTGCTCCAGCGTTTGGATATACTCGTACTGCGCAGCGGTCAGGAAATGATAGCTCTCGTTTTCCTTCTCGGCCCACTTCGCCACGCCGTCCTTCATGCCAGCGAAGTCCTTCACCACGTCCTCGGCGGACTGGCCGGAATACTGGGAGAACAGCACCGCTGCCCGGCCCATGGCGGCCAGCGTATCACCGGTGAACTGCCCCGTGGAAACCAGATCCTGCAAGGCATTCCGCGCCTTCAGAACGGAGCCGGGGATCTGGCTCCCGATGCTCTCGGCCATGGCATTGAACTGCCCCTCGGTGATTCCCGCCATCCCGCCGGTCAGCACCATGGCCTCTGCGAACTTGGCGCTCTCATTGGCTCCGAGCACCATCGCCGCGATAACGCCGCCGATGGCCGCCGTGGTGCCGAGCGCCGCCAGCCCAAGCGCGCCGAATGCCCACTCAGTCATGTTCATGCGCTCAGCGATGACCATGAGCGACCCGCCGAACCGGCTCCAGTTGCCCATGATCAGGCTCTCGTGCATCAACACCAGGACCTCACGGAACACGCCGCCAGATTGGATGAGCTGGGCAAAGCTGTGCTCACCGTCAACGCCCATTTTCTGCAGCGTGGAAATCATCGGCGCGGCTTGTGTGCCGATACCGAGCATTTCTGCCTTCATTTGCATGATCTCAGAGCGCGACTTGCCAAAGGTATTCGTGAGGCGCTCCAAACTGCCGAGCATGCTCTGCTGCTGCTTGGTCAGATCAGCCGTGCTCTGCGTAACGCCATTGATGTCTTTGGCTAGGCCCTGCACCTGCTGCGTGCCGGTGACGGCCGCCGCGATCTGAACCTGAGCAGTTTCGGTGTTAAGCGCCATGACGTTTGTTCAGCACGTCCATCGCCGCTCCCTCCATTAGTTGCACCTGCTCGAACATGTCGCGGGCACCTGCCGGCGCATACATCTCGATCACCCAGCGCAAAGATTGATAATCCAGTCCTCGCACTACCCCCTCACCCACACGCCATTGCGTTGACACACGCAGAAAAATTTCGAGTGCTTCCCGGTTTTCTTCAAAAACCTCGAATTCATTTTCCGCTCTGCTTTCAAGGACCGCATCCTTGTATTCAGCAGGCGCGGCAAAGAATTCGAGCTCCTTTTCTAGGTCGTCATCCGGTGCGCCGCCGCGCGCCCAATGCGCAGCGGCCTCGATCAGTTTTTTCTTTGCGCACCCGTCACACTCTCGAAGAGCGCCGAGATAATGGCAGCAGCCACGCCCTGGATACTGAGCACATCGGCCAGAGCGGTATCGCTGAACGGTATGGGGCCATCATCATTCTCGACGCCGGACCATCCCACCACCACCTCACGCGCCGCCTCGGCGGCATCGCCCGCATCCGCGAAAAGCTTGTTGCGCAGCGCATCCACATCAAGCTTACTAAGCCGTTTGAACCGCACATCGAAGGTGCTGGTCTCGAACTTTCCGCCATCGGTCGGAAGCTTGACGGAAACGGGCCAAGTGTAGGTATCTGCTTTGACGATCTTGAACATTATTGCTCCGCTTAGGTGAAGGTAAGGGTGAACTCGTCATTGCCGGTGGTCGGCGTAGCGATGAAGGGCGCCTGGAATAGCTGCACGCCATTACTATCCGAATAGGCCGGATTAAGGAGCTGCGCCGCCGGCACGGAAACAGCCACCTTGTTGCCCGCCGTGTTGCCGTGGATGAATGTGATCGGGCTGATGGCGCTGGTCTTCGCCGCCCCGAAGAAGTCATTCACATCAGGCGTCACGGCTTCGAAATCGACCTGTCCGGACGATTGGCGATCCGAGAGCAGGATGTACTGATCACCGATCAGGTTTTTGAATTCCGTCTTGTTCCCGCACTTCAACTGGAACTTTTCCAGCGCCGCAGCAGCATAGCCAAACACGGAAAGGCCGGTTGTGTTTTGCGAATTCGGAATCACCGGCTTGGCAAACTTCGTAAATGACATGCCTGTCGGTGCAGCTACCTTGGTGGGAGCATTGTAGAGACCCATCATGGTGAACTTGATACTCGGGACAGACTTGGTCGCCAGATTCAGCTCGAAGTCACCACGCGCCCCTGTGATCTTATGCAGGACTGCCGTGTTGGCATCGGTGATGCCGTAGAAATAAAGTGTGGCGCTGGAAAAGTTCGAGCTAACCGGTGCATAGGCCACGCTATTGCCCGCCACGATGGTCGCCGCCATCCCACATGCCTGTAGGAGCGGGTCCATTCCCGGCGCGGTGCCAGCAACGCCGGAGCCAGACAACTCAATCTCACATTCGAGCTTTACGTAAGTGTCAGCCAACAAAGCGCCGATATCGCCGAGATACGGCGTGATCAGGTCGCGCTTGACCTGCGAGGTCTCCATTGGCGTGATCGCCAAGGAGGTCTTGGTCAGAATGGCGTTCATAGCCCCGGTCGGCACCGGGTCTACGCCATAGGTGCCCTCCAGCTCGGCGAGAATGAATCGGGTCCGGGTGAGTATGCGCGGCGAGGCCATGCTTCAGGTCCTTTAATGCGGGGGTTCGGCGTTGACGGGAGGCGGCGCGGGCTCCTGCGCCTGGAGAGGCTTTGCCTCGCTGCCGCGCGGTGCGGTCTGCCGCACCAGCGTGCGCTTTCCGGTCTCGGGATCGAGGATATAAGTGCCGCCCTGGCCGGCGAATTCGTCATTCATTGGGTCAAATCCTGCTCGTTGGTCCGGTAGGTGATCAGGTATTCGGAGGTCGCCACGCATACCTGCGAGTCCGCGTCGGTGAACTCGAAATGCACGTTCTGCGGCAGAATTGTCATGGCCAATCCGCCCAGCGTCAGGTCAGCCAGCAACGCGGCATTGATCGCCGTCAGGATGGGGTCGGCCTGCACATCCGGCCCCGCGCCGCGCACATACAGCGTGACATGCACGGTGAGAGACCAGTCGAGATACGGCACCGAGTCCTGCCTGGCGCTATCCGCCACCGGTTGCACGATCACCGCCGGACTCTGCTCCCGGCTTACCGGATCTGTGCGGCTGCGGTAGACGGCCGCGCCGATGTTCCCAGCGTTCAGCACCGAGACGATCTTTTGCATGATCTGCTCGCGGATGCTGGCCATCAGCCAGGTCCCGATAGAATGAGCTTGCTCAAAATTGCTTCAGAGAAGGCACCGTCGCCAACCATGCGAACGCTCCGCACAACATAGGATCGGCCATCCACCTGAAGGTTCATTCCACTGTCCAGCTTAGGCATGGAAGTGGTTTCAAACGTCAGCTTGTAGTCCACCGACAGCACCATGTTCCCGAGCACTTCCTCGGTCGGCATATCGAGGATGCCGATGGTGTCGTTCCAGTATTCCGAAGCCACCTGCACGCCGCAATCGGCCAGGAACACGCTGTTCGGAACCTCGAAGACACTCATGACGCGGCCTGATCTGGCGCAGGCTCGATCATGTGCCTGCGCTGCTCCGCCTGCTGCTCGTTGAGATCAACGATCTCGCCAGCCCGGTGAAATCCGGTGCCAAGCTTGAGCATGAAGCCGCTGCGCACCTTGAATGGGTACGTCTGCGCCGCGCGAGGTGCCATCGCCAGTGGTTTTGAAACCGGCTTCTTCATGCGCCCCCCACCACAGCGGCGATCGGGGCCGCATCCACCTGCACGGGAGCACTTTCTTGGGCGGCCCGCCGGGGGAGCGTCAGCAGCGGGGACCACGGGCGCAGCGGCAGCGGGAGCAGCACCGCCAGCATTGCCCGTCTCGGAAGCAGGGGACGGCGCCATGGGATATTTGGCAGCGCCAAGGGCCGGAGAAACGGCCAACGCATGCCCCTGGCTCAGATGCAGGTCGACGGCAACATCCTCCGTCAGTTCCTCGACCTTGTGCACAATGCTCGCGAACTCGGCCTCGGTGACGGCGACGATGGTTCCCGCCTCATGCAGCACGGCGCCCAGGGCCACGGTGAAGTCTTTCCGGATTTTTGCGAAAACGGCCATATCTCTGCTCCTGATGATGGTAGGCGGCGGCTGGTCCTCCAGCCGCCGGGAAACGCCCTTACTGGGCGTCGGTGATGACGGCGAAGCTCGCCGCGTGGCGCAGCTTCACGTCGACACTCTGGAGCGCGCGGATATCGATGCTACCGGAGTTGAACCCGGCGCCGTAGGGGTTCGGCAGGATCTCCAGCACGCCCCATTCGCCGATGATCAGATCGGACCAGTTACCGAAGATGGCCGCCGAGAGGTTAGTGCCCGTGCCTTTTGTGAGGCCTCCCGGTACGTTGTTGCAGCGCGCCACCGGATAGCCGTTGATCTCGCCCGGCGTCGGGGTGCGCTGCCCGAAAACACCGGGATACTGGGTCCAAAGATACCGCCCCGTGGTGTCCTTTAGCTTCTTCAGAGCGCCGATCTGCTTGGAGTTGGTCAAGTATGCAAGATTCGTCTCATCGACATTCGCCGTCGCCAGCGATGTCTCCAAATCAATCAGCGCGTCGATGGTAATGGGACCACCATTCGCACCCATCGCCACGGAGCCAATGCCAGCGGTATTAAGAATGCCGGTCGGCTGGCCATTGGCACCGGTACCAGCAATGACAGCCGCGTCCATTCCCAGCGCCATCACCTTTGCCAAATCATTGCGGACCAGCATCTCGATATCCGGCGTGGATTGCATGAGCAGCTGGCGCGTGTATTGGGAACGCGCGCCAAGCGTATGCGGGGACAGCGTCACCATGTCGAAGTTGCCCTCGCTTTCCGTCAGGTCAGTGCCTTCCGGGCTCACCCAATACACCTGCGCGGCGGCGTCCTGGCGCGGGATGGCCACATTTCCAACCAGGCCGGATAGCATGGTCGGCCCCAGGCTCATCACCCGCGCCTTAGCGCGCAGCATCTCGATGAAGCTGCCAGCCAACAGGTTGGTGGCCACCAGGTTGCTGGCGTTGGAAGCATTAATGGTCGCGCCATAGGCCGTGGCCGAAGTGGCGCGCTCCGCTTCCATGGCGCGAGCGAGGTCCGGCGGCAAGCTGCGGACGCCCTCGACGCTGAACGGCAGGTTCACCGGCAGAAAGAAGCCGTTGGTCTCCTTGTCCGCGCGTTTCGCCACCGCGTTCGAGCATTCCCGTTCGAACCCGGCCTTCGACCAGTCCCCGGTAAGGGAAGCCATCACAGCGCGGACGATGGAATAGCTCTTGAACTCGCGAGCACTGGCATCGACAAACCCCGCGGATGCGGCAACACCCGCCACCGGCACCTGATGGGCGCCGATGGCCTCCAGGAACTGCTCGCGGGCAGCCTCCAAGGGGGTGCCTTCCCCGACCAGTTTGCGCGCCAGGTCAGCTTTCCCGAACTTGTCGCCCAGGGCCGTGATGGTGGAGATGCGGGCACGCTCAGACTGCGCCGCCTCGGTGCGGGCGGCATCGATGGTGGCGGCCGGCGCTGCGGCAGTTTGCGTCGTCATGGGCTCAGGTTCCTCGCGGGTTACAGTGGTCT